CCAGTTCTGCCATCATATCATACATACGAGCGGCGCCGATATCTCTATCTCCACCGCCTGCACCTCGAACCGCTTTGGCTGTCAGGACAAACTCACCGTCAGACAGTCGAGCCGGCACCGAATCTGACGTGCCTGTTCCTGGTCCTGTAACCTCTCCGCCATTCATCAAACTGGCTATGCCACCCTCTGCTCCAGTGAGATTTATGTCAGATGTTGGAACAACAAAATCATTTGGATTCGGCTTGGTCTGTATCTCTTTGCGATATTGTTTCAATTGATCTGGATCGTTTAATTGCACGATGGTGCCGTCGCGCAATCGTCCTGTCATGGCGAAGTCTTTACCAACCGGCTCCGGTCGTTCTTCAAAGCTATACTCTTCGCGCCCACCCAGAGCACCGGCAAGACCCAGAGCACCAAGACCGAGCATGGCTTTCTGACCAAAAGACATGCCTTTGAACAGACTGCCGATTCCACCAAGAGACCCACCACCCATGCCAAAGCCGATCATCGCCGGGATGGCGATGGGAGCAATCTTCTTCAATCCTCGTGTAAGATTTCGGAACAGGCCCATTATGTAATAACCTTTACAGTGCCACTGTCATTATACAGTGCGCCGTCTTCTAAGCTACTTATAGTTAGTGCATCATTATCTGATAATGTAACAGCGGTGTCGAGCACGATGCTTGTTTGGCTATTGACCGTGGCTATTTTAACAGTGCCGGTGATTGCAGTCGCTCTAACAATTTGACCGACAGTCAAAGTTCCGTTTTGAACATTGTCTACCGTAACTGCCGTGGAAGAAGAAACTGCTCCGTTTACATCTGCCGTAATCACAGATGAGGGCAGATCGGTCAGCGTAATCTTCGTGCCGCGCATCTCGCCCGGTGTTCTCTCCTGCGAAATAAATATCTCCAACGCTCGAAGCAAGTCTGCCATGTATTGTGGATCATACTGCTCCGGAGGTTCAGGTAATCTGGGCGGTGGGTTTTGTACCTGTGCCACTACTGTCTCCCGTCAGGTCGTATATCGAAACGGGGACTACCCAATTTCCATTTGGTCCCGATAGAGTTGCTCTCTACACGCACAGCAAACGATCTGCCACGAGATCGCACATGAAGTTGTTCTGTGAATGTTTCAACATCCCCTGATATGGAACCAGTCGTGGTGCCAGAATCGGTGTTGTCAAACGATGCGCCAGGGAATCGACGGGACTTTACCGTAAATACAGCTTGAGGGCTACTTAGATTCGTTGATCCGGAAAACGTAAGGTCCGGGACAATACGCCTGATGAACGTAAACTTGTCACCGTCTCCTATGTCGATAGCACCAGATTCGATGAACGCAGTCATCGCTGATCCATCGTCGTCGAATCCAATCTCGTGATTGAAAAGGTATTGACTGCCTGCGGCTATGGGATTGGCCCGTGTTCCACGATCCAACCACGCCGTTCTCGCCAGACTACCGAAGTACCAAACTTTTTCAGCGTAATTGTACACAACATACTTATCGTTTTCTGTAGCGGAAGCTGATGGGTAGAACCAGAAAACCTCGCTGAACTCAGAGTTGATACCCGAAGTTACCTTGTCGGACTCAGAGCGGTTAAAGTCACCGAACACTTTTTCTTTTACGGTACATGGAAGCTGCTGTGTACGACCGGCATAGATATAGAAATTATCTATGCCCATCCAGTACACAACGTCCTCTGTCGAAACCGCTGCATTTGGCCCCATGATCGTAATGTTCGAAGCGAGTTGTGCTAAACCAAATGTAAACGGAGGACCAATGAACCGCATAGAAAATAGGGCCGTATCGGTCCAAACCAAGATCTCACGTTTTGTTTCAACTGCCTGTACAAAAGTAGAGCCGGCACCAAGTCGCAAGTCGCCAGCAGTATTGGTGGTTGTCGGGAAGAAATCGATTGGGTTTTCTTGACTAGAAAAACGTATCAGCAGGGGGTCTTGCACACCGTCTCCCTGCGTGGCGCTTGAGCTTCCCCCCAAACCATCTGCCCCAAACACGATGACATGTCTGTCTTGATCGGACACAAGGACTTGTTTTGCCTTCTGCGGGACACTCGTTTTTGTGCCGCTGCGTGTAGATAGTTCAACAGCACGGCTAGATACATTGTTTGTGCGATCCCAATAGTAGATGTTGCTATCCCGCGCATTGATCAGCAGGTCTTCACCAAAATTGTCATGTGACCACAGACGTATTTGTGTCGTGGTTGTCAGACCACCAGATGCCGCATCGCCCCAGCCGAAATAGTCGTTAGCTGCGCTGGCGTTGCCCTCAATCAAAGTTACAGTAGCGCCGTTGGCGTGAGCAGCGGCTTCTGTGCCTGATTGTGCGCGTGTCACAGTAAGATCGTTAGTAGCGACATTGGTGACTTTCAGTATCTCATTGTCGATCAGGATCAGGTCATTGGTAGCAATGCCAGTGCCATTTGCCACTGTCAGTGTGGTATCTGAATTAGAAAACTCGCCGCCTTCGTTGATCGTTGTCTCTAACGCGCCTGCCGCCACACCGCCGTATAGACCTGCACCCCAGCCTGTGCCGCCAACTGTTGTGTCTAGGCCGACATTAATTTGATATGCGCCTACAACGCTAGAGCCACCATTGTTTGTGTCGCTAGAATTAGCTGCCACACTAGAAGTAATCGTATAACTATTGGCGTTGATAACGCTGACGATCTGATGTTCTGCATTCAAGATTGTGGCAGTGATCAGCCCGCCCAGAGACACCGCGCCAGAAAACGTAACAAAGTCTCCTTCGACAGCGCCGTGTGATGCATCCGTGACAGTGATCGTAGTGCTGCCGTTGGTGGCTGCAAAAGTTACGTCACCCGCACTGGTGGTTACACGCAAAGGTGTAATGTCGTTAAACGCGCCACCTTCTTCGATGTAGTACTTGAGATGCGTACCAACACCTAGATAGTTCGAGCCGTCAAGCGCAATCCAATTATGCAGCGCCCGTGCAGAACCAAGATACGTTGATGATGATAACTTTTCCCAACCGCCTAGCTTTTCCGGATAACCCATCCGAAAACGGATTTTGTCACAGTCACGCCAGCCACCCTCGTTAGAATACGAGGTGACTTCTTGGTTGATACCGGGGCGAAACTGTAACTTTGTAAGTGGCATTGTCTTAACCTATCGGCGTAGTAACTGTATTGAATAAATCCATATTAACAGGATTGCCCACACCTATGGTGGTGGGTATGCCGACGTTGCAGTCACCGCTGCCGGTGTTAAAATGCACTTCCCAGTCTTCGTTATTAGTAGACCCGCCCGGTTGAACAGCGACACTAGCACCTGCAACTATGGTTCTTGGCCCCCCTGTCGAACTCGACCCCAGTGTAATGCTAGAAGACCCATTGTTAGTGTATGTAATAACCTTGTCGGGGTTTTTGAAATTGATTGTCAGTGCATTATTTCCACTATTACTTGCACCACTACCCGTAAAAACATCATTAGCTGCTATCGTGCCTGAATAAGTGGCGGTGGCAAGTCCTTCAGTGCTGAACGAAGACGCAACTTGTACTCCATTTCTAGTAATTACAGCTGTAACATTTAGATTACCTGAAGGGTCTTGATTTGTCGAAGTTAGGGTAACATTGACGTAGGAAAAGGCACTTGATGGTGCGGTGACGGTAGCAGTGTTAGTTGCTCCGTTAACCGTTGTGGAAGCAGGAATGCCGCTACCATTCGCAACAGTCACCCCTATATCTCCAGCAGTACCACTGCCGCTGCCCGTTACGTTGTCGTAGGCAAGTAAAAACTGATTAGAGCCACTGTTGTTTTTAACCTGACGACTTGTTCCCGCAGCGTAGACAAGTTGACTTGCGTTAGTTGAATCCAGCCGAGTGGAGTTAGATGTCAGATTGTATGTGTCGCCTGTGCTACTGTTGTTCTGAAAGGTGATGTCGTATTGAACGGCTCGTACACCGTGCGTGTTCGTTCCGGTGCTACAACCATTGGTGCCAAAACTAAAAACATCCCCCGCGCTAAAAACTGTATTGACTGATGTACTTAATCTATCACCCGTATTAAACTGCGGCCCTTTAATAATGAAGCCTGCGCCACCTTGTGTAAAATCTACGCTCACACTCCCAATTTCTGAACCGTTGATAAAATAGGTTGCACTTCCGTTACCACTAACCACTACACTAACAAAGGAGGTTGTGTTTAGTAGTGTAAGACTTCCGCTGGAGGCGTTAATAGGGAAGGGAGCGTTAGCTTGATTAGGGCCAGAGTTAGTCAATTCGACCAGAGGACCATCCACCTCTGTGACTGTGACCGCAAAGTCATCAACGGTCTGGCTCGATGTGCCGGTAGTAGCAGTGGACGCCCCAACAAAAGTAGAGTCTACGAGACCACTATTGTTAGATGAACGATTAAACTCCGAAAGAGATACAGGATTAGTATCTCCGTAGAAGTCTCGTATCGTGGAAAACGAGATAGAGTTACCGCTGCCGGTACCTACACCCATCTACGCCACCGTACCGAATGCTGTTATATCGTCCTTGGCGATCACTGCACCCGTGTCTTGTATGGCGAACACAGCGGTGCCGTTATACTTAAAAATCAAGTGATCGTTAGAATCCACTTCAATGGTCCAGTTGTTCGTGGTGCCGTTGATCTGGAGATCGGAAGCAAGCTCTAACTTGCCCGTGCCTTTCCCCGCTAGCTTTAAATTGACGTTAGTATCGTCTCCTGTAGCCGATATTTGTGGAGCATTGCTCGTTGCAGCATTGGTAACATCAATCTGGTTCACAGCAGACGATGTAGTTTGGAAAATAATTTGTTCGTTTCCATTCTCGTCGCCAATAAAATGTGCATCATCGACGAGAATGTTGTGGCTATTAGTATCTAAATTAGCGCCAAGCTGCGGACTCGCATCATTCACCAAATCGGTGGGAGGAGTTAGACTTTTAAACTTGCCAGATAAGCCACCACCGTCGCCGGTCACGGCTGTTGTAGCGCCTGCTGCGATCTCAACTCCGTTTGAGGTCGAGTAAGTCACACCTTTATAGATAACTCGACAGGCCGCGTCGGTTTCGTTTCTGATGGTGTAGAATTTTTCTTGATCAGTTGGATCTACCCGCAACTCGAAAGTTGAACCGGGGGTGCCAGTTAAGATGATTACCGTATTTGCGCCATCGCTGGTCGCGCCATCGCTGGTTGTTAAATCTCGATCACCGCTAATCGCAATGGATACCTGACCATGTAGAGCCTGGTCGATAATATCGAAGTTGGTGTTGGTGGTTGTACCCCAAGTGCCTGCTTGTTCGCCGGACCCCGGTTTTTCGATGCCAGTATTGTTGGTATATGTAGAAGCCATCTAGTTCACCACCTCTGTCCAAGAGTCTGAATTGCTGCTGAGATCAACGTCCGTCCAAGTGCCGCCGCTGTGCGTTATGCCTGACCAAACGTCTCCACCTGTAGCATTAAGATCCGTCCAATTATCACCCGTATGTGTGATCGCAGACCATGTTTCAGTAGATTGACCAGTGTCAACGGGAACAAACTTTAGCTCTCCTAGCGTGGATTGTACCACCAAGAACGTAATATCTGAAGCCCCACTTGCCGTCAGGTTTCCAACAGCCTGTTGTATAAACCGTGCTTCTTGCTCTGAGGTCGCAGTCTGTATGCGGGTTCCTACACTTGTTTGATCGAACAAGGCAGAAAGATTGGCGTCCGAAGTCCTAAGTCTTGTGCCTTGTGCAGTTTTGGTAAAATTGAAATCCTGCGTTGATGCACTGACCAATATTTTTGTGCCAGCACCTGTTTGTGTAAAGTTAGACGACACTGTCGATGCGCCAACAAGAATACCGACGCCAACAGAAACAGCGGACGAGGTGCCTATAATCTCACCAACTCCGCTGAATGTTCCAACTCCTGCACTGGCCTGCTCGAACAAAGCGGACAGTGTGGCTGAATCCACTAAAATCACTGACCCTGTAGATGTCTGAGTAAAGTTTGCGGATTGAGTTGCTGCCGCCGTGCGTAGTCGTGTGCCCGCCGAGGTCTTGGTGAAGTTTACATCTTGCGAGGACACACCGGACAGAATGCCGATGCCGGACGCCGTTTGTGTAAACGCAAAAGTTTGCGTCGAATCCCCCAGCCGTATCCGAGTTCCTGTAGAAGTTTCGGTAAAGTTCAGGTCTTGCGAAGACACACCCGATAAGATGCCAATGCCAGATGCTGATTGTGTGAAATCAAATGTCTGATCGGATGCACCAGACAATATAACAACCCCCGGCGCTGATTGTGTGAAGGCAAACGACTGTTCGGATACACCAGACAATACAACAATTCCCGGCGCTGATTGTGTGAAGGCAAACGACTGTTCGGATGCAGCAGTTTGTATGCGAGTGCCTATTGATGTTTTGATGAAGTTTGATTGTTGCTCGGATGCTCCCGATATAACGCGGAACCCTAGTGCTGCCTTTTCAAACGAAGACGAAATCGAAGAGGTTCCAACTAGAATCCCAACTCCAACGGACAGAGCAGAAGAAGTTCCGGTTAAATCTGCATTACCTGTAAATATCCCAAGACCTGTGCTGGTCTGTTCAAACAGAGCAGACATTGTAGCGGAGTCTACTAAGATAGCCGCTGGTGTAGTTGTCTGAATAAAGTTTGCCGACTGTGTTGATGCAGCAGTTTGTATGCGAGTTCCTATAGAAGTTTCGGTAAAGTTTGCCGACTGTGCTGAAGTGGCAGTCTGTATGCGGGTTCCTATAGAGGTTTCAGTAAAATTGAAATCTTGCGAGGATGTTCCTGACAGAACAGCAACTGCGGATGATGTTTTCGTGAAATTAGTTGATTGAGCCGAAGTTGCTGTACGTAACCCCGTTCCCACCGCAGTTTCAGTAAAATTGAAATCTTGCGAGGATGTTCCCGACAGTACGCCGATACCAGAAATTGTATTCGTAAAATTAAGATCTTGCGAGGAAGTCCCTGACAACACACCAATACCGGAGGATGTCTTCGTAAATGTAGATGAAACTGTGGAAGCTCCGACTAAAACTCCAACACCCACAGACACGGCAGAAGATGTCCCGCTTAAATCTGCGCCTGTCACAAGTACGGCAGATCCCGTGCTTGTTTGTTCAAGAGAGGCGGATAATGTGGCTGAATCTGTTCGAACAGCTACCGCCGAAGCTGTCTCGGTAAAGTTTGCAGACTGAGATGATGAAGCGGCCCGCACCCTAACCCCAGATGCCGTTTCAGTGAAGCTGAAGTCTTGATTAGAGGTGCCGGACAACACCCCTACGGCGGATGTTGTTTTTGTAAAGTTTATATCTTGCGATGAAATTCCTGAAAGGACGCCAACAGCATTGGTCGTTTTAGTAAAGCTGGACGTTAGCGTAACATCTCCAACAAGAACCCCCACGCCTACAGACAAGGCAGAAGATGTTCCGGTTAGATCTGCGCCTGTAACAAGTATCCCAGATCCAACACCAGTTTGCTCGAAAGAGGACGACAGTGTGGCCGAATCTGCTCGAACAGCTACCGCCGAAGCTGTTTCGGTGAAATTGAAATCCTGACTAGAGATGCCAGAGAGGATACCCACACCGGCGGAGGTTTCGGTGAAGTTCGCCGATTGAGAAGAGGTTCCAGACAACACATCAATAGCTGATGCTGTCTCTGTGAAGTTGGCTGACTGTTCCGAAACGCCGACAAGGATGCCAACAGCAGACACAGATTCTGTGAAGTTGGAAGAAACCGTTGATGCGCCAACAAGAACGCCAACGCCCACATTTACCGCAGAAGATGTGCCAGATATTTCTGCAACAGCGGACGCGACATTTATTGCCGCGCTTGTTTGAGTAAAGTTTGCGGATTGAGAAGAGGTTCCAGACAACACACCGACGGCTGACGTTGTCTCGGTAAAGTTTGCGGATTGAGACGAAGTTCCAGACAACACACCGACGGCTGACGTTGTCTCGGTAAAGTTTGCGGATTGAGAAGCAGCACCACTTAAAACACCGACAGCATCTACAGATTTTGTAAAATTAGATGATACGGTTGATGCGCCGACAAGGATGCCAACGCCCACGTTCACAGAAGATGATGTACCGGATAGTTCCGCAGTTGCAGACGCAATATTTATTGCTGCACTTGTTTGCGTAAAGTTTGCAGAAAGACTAACAACTCCTGTCTTTACAGTACCAGTGGCTGCTACGGGGGCCGCTGCAAAAGGCAGTTCTGAAAGTGCAGCAGTTGAAAACAATTTAGAATCCTAACTTTACATCACGCCGTTACGTCTAAGAAATAGTCACTTGTCCCCATGTTACTGCCGTATCGCGCTTCCCAAAACGTCAAATTGCCGGGACTAGGGCTTAAAGTTATTGAGGGGCTTCGTAGCCAAATTTCAGTGTAGGGGCGACCAATTCCGCTGGTTTCGGTAAATAGATAGTAACCGGATGAAGTTCCTAGTGTGTGATCGACACTTAATCCCGTACTACTCGAACCTGTTCCACCGGAATCTCTATTCCATCTAGCTCGGGTATTTGAGGTAGCTACACTTACCCAGCTAATACTACTGTAAGTGAAAGTTTCACCACCAGTTTGAGCTGCACTTGTAGACCATCCAGTAGCATCGCTTTCAAAAGTGTACGTCGTTCCGTCGATGTAGATATCGTCAATCTGGAAATCGCCTCTGAAACTGCTTCCTGACACGTATTTCACAACAAAATAAACTGTATTTCCTGCGTAAGAACTTATGTCAATAGTCTGCTGATTCCACGAATTATTTTGTCCGGTAATACTTAGAAGACTACTAGAAAATCCAATAGGCTGTCCTTGTGTTTGGAACCATACCAAGTTAGGACCGGCATATGCTTTAAAAATTCTTGTCCCCCCAACATGAATTTCCGCAGGAGTAACAGAACCTATTTTTATATTCGTCATAGGGGTTACAAGTTCAGCAACTCCTATGGCTGTGGTCGCAACTACACCAGCGGCTATCGGAAAGACGATTTCCCCGCCTATAGCAATAATAGTTCCTAAACTGGTTGTAGCTGAAAGAGACGGTAGTACAGGAGAGTCAGTAGTAGCTACTATTGTCCCTAAATTTATAGTAGCAACTAAAGTAGGTAGATATACAAAAACCGTTGTTTCGGTGTAGGTTTCATCAACAAAACCTAAAGCACTGACAGTGCTAGTGTCATAGAATCCTAATGCGCCTACTCTTGATATTGGCATTTTAGTATGTCTCTATAGCGGCATTGGTTATGTAGTATTTTTGTATGTTTGTATTACTCGTAAAATCTAAACGTATACCGACGATAACGCTTGTTATCTTCTCCTGACCGCTTGTTGGTACGTTCGATAAATTTAATGTTACAGTGGTTGTCGATGAAGGATCACCTCCGGCAGATATAGCTGTAGCCGACGAACTGTAAACACGGAAGTTGTCACTTTGCGTATCATCTCTGTGCCAAGCTCGTAAAAGAATAGAACCTGCGGCTGAGTTACTAGCGCCGTCCGCGTAAGCAGCCGATACCGTAACTCTAAGGTTGCTTACCCCAGCGGTGTAGGTTGGCACAGGAAGTTCAAGTGGAATCCAAGACTGTGTAGATGCGCTTGCAGTATTGCCCGACCACTGCCCAACCAAAACACTCGTACTGTTTACAACGTCATTATACAAAAGAGAACCATAACTAACTCCTGCGGTATATGGGTCACCTGTGATTGATATAGGTTTTCCATCAAAATCATTGCTTTCAGCACTAAAAATTAAATATTTAGGAGCATCTGTTGCCCCTAGTGCTGTGTCTGCGAGAACGGGAATATTGTGCGCGGTTGTTCTATAATTATTAGTGTCACAGGTGAATTCTAGTAAAGAATTATATTCTATCGGATTAAATCCTGTTCTGCCTAAGGTAGGCTCAAACCATAAATTTCCTGTCCCAATATTTTTTGTTGTAGTGAATAATTCTGCATCTGAAACTTTTGCACTTAATGTAGCCCCTCTGGATGGCCCTATTGTATTCGATAGAGAGACGTTTGCTAATGGTGCTGCGCCGGGTTGTTTGAGGCCCGTCTGATATACCTGACCGTTTCCGTATAAGGGGTCTGCATCTAAAGTAATTGGGGCAGCAGTATCCTCTGCAATCATGTAGTAGACGCTATCCTGCAAAAACGTCAGTGGTCCAACACCGAAAGTGCTAAATCGTATTACGCGGTTATTGCCATCAGTTCCATTCCAAGTAGGAGCATAAAAGTTACCAATAGACATCGCCATATTGCTATTAGCATTTACTACGTAAATGTAACTAAAATTAGTTATATAGTTTTTAATTATGCACGAACCCGTGAGACTCGTATTACTGGTGTGATTAATAATAATATACGGCGATCCAGAATATTGCTTACCTCCGCTAATCATGGGAAATGTAGTGGTGCTGCCGGCATATTGGTCAGGATACAAGTAAAATTGCCAATATGTTGCCACAATTATTTGTGGAGCAATGTGATCAGTTGCTTCTGCCCTTGCGTCAAGGTCTAAAACTTCGACATAAACTCCGTTATAACTACTAACACCAGAAAAACCAAAACTACGAACAACAAGAAGACGCTCACAGTCTAATTTAATTTTGCAATTATTATTACCGATAATATAAAGATTACCACTACTACTGCCGGCTGTTTCAAGAATACTATAGCCACCTTGAGCGGTTTCGCTTGTCCATCCGGCTGACACTGTGACCTTGTAACCAATATTAAAAAAATAAATATTAGCCGAGTGAGTTATAACGTTGGCGTATGTATCTTTGACTCGAAAAAGTTCAATGCCCGTATCACTTGCAGAATCGTGACCCAGTTGAGTTTTTACAACCGCATGATGAAAAGTGCCAACTGGGGTATTTATTCTGGTGGCGCTCCCAGTCCCAGGATACCCAACGAAAAAAAATGGATGACTCCAGTTTGGAAGATAAGTTGATATGTCGCTATTTTGAAATGCAAAACAACAAGATTTAGTAGTGTTAAAAGTATCATCAAAATCTGTATTGCCCGTTACTGGTACTAGGTAGCCAAGACTAGTAGTTTTCACACCCCCAGTGCCAGGGGCGTAAACATTACCCATCGTTTCAAATAGTGTACTGAAAGCAATTCCCTTAATGCGAAGCTCGTCGCCATCCGCAAAGGAAAAATTTGTAAGTGCGCTACTGCTGCCAGAAAAATCTAAAAGTGAATATGGTGAAGCATACGCACCATCTCTGGTGGAGGTATCGGTAGTACCGTTACCTTGGGTGGTGGCTTCAAGAAAAGGGTCTAACCAATAAGTTGCCATTATTCACCAGACCTAGTTCTTTCGGTTTGCCATTTTTCATAAGCCTCTTCACAAGCACTTAGAATTGAAAGCAAATCCATTTCATCTGCATCCTCAAGAACAGTGACATCTTCGCTTCCACGTTCGTCTCTACAGCGAATCTTTACAAGAGGCAATGGTGTAGGGAGGAGTATGTACTCTAATTCAGTATGAAAATTAAGCATGTTTAGCCCGTCACAAAATAAATGGTGTTGGAAGCTGGACTGCCGGGAAGGGATGTCACAACAGAAATGTGGTAGCTGTCCACTGTATCTGCGTTACTGGCGCTTACACCAAGATTACCAACGGTTGCTCTTTTAAGAACATTACCGTCAGCAACTAAAACATGATCGACCTCTGCGCTACTAGACACTTCTGCAGGATCGTCTGCGTTGTTAGTTCCAAGCAGAGTGCCTGATACGGCGGGTAGCACTAATGTTGCATCACTCCCCGCACTTTGTAAATCCGCATGGGTTGCAGCTTTTAGGGAAGAGTAATGCGCGTTGCCACTTTCGCAGTAGAGGCGTAGTTCTGAACGTGAGCCGCCGTTCTTTAAGGCAATCACACCGCCATCTGTTTCTAGGTGATCACTGCTGTTTAGGAACACAGCCTTTTCTGCTGGCTGTGTAATAAATATATCGCGTGTTCCCGTACCCCAATCTACAGCATTATTACTGTTGCTTGACTCTAAAATAGTTGTACGGGCCAAAGTCGGGCCAGACGAAGCAAAAGTACCCAAACCAACCTCAAAGCTGGTGCCGTCGGTACAGCAATAATATGTAGTATCTGCATTGCTCAAGACAGAAGTAAACGTCTGAAACCCAGTTGCAGCGCCCCCAAGGGCATACGCATCACTGGTTCCTGTAGTGTTAGTGGTTTCTTTAACTCTGTCCTTCAGAACAAGTGCCATTGAATATCTCCATCTATTCGATACGGATTATAGCGTTAGCACCATTTGTCCCTACTGCTGGAAACTGAATTGTAAGATCGCCAGACGAAGCTGAAATCCCAGACCCACCAAAAGCTATAACGGCTATGGCTTTATCTCCATTTGTTGAGTTGTAGATAAGACAGCCCTGTGCCGATGTAGTCACATTTGAAAATGTTGTATCGGCTATGTCTACATAGGCCCGGTTACCCGTCTGATCGGTGGTAACCGTGACAGTGCCTGCATTCACCCCACCAGCGGAATAGTTTGTGCCGGACGCTTCGTCGCTATTGCCGGTAATGTCAGAGTAATTCGTTGTGGTCGCACCATAAGTCCCAGACTCGCTGGTCTTTATAAGCGCGATCTTTATAGTATCGCTGGCAAGGTTGTGGCCTTCTTGTAACAGTTCACCCTTAAAGCTGTTACATAGAGCAGACGTAATAGCCATCTTACTTCAACTCAATGCTAAGATTTCCTTGGTTGATGCGGAAGATGTCACCTGTTTGGATCGTCTTGTGAACATCAAGCTCACCGATAAACAGAACATTGCCGCCCGCTCCCAACGTATCTAGAGCCGTCGTACCTGAAGCAGTTGTAATGAAAACATGCGTGATTGTGTTGTCTGTGCCAGTAGAGGGGTCAAAGTTTATGTTCGCACCATTTGTGATTTTCTGCGTGTCAGCATCTTGATTCGTTATATCCCAATTAGCTGCGGTTACATTCACGCGACCATAATCACCAAATGTAGCTTCAGTGATTGACGGGGTTCCGGACTCACCAGTGGATGTTGTACCAGTGCCATCGTTGAAATTAGATACCGCCGTCGCCAGCCCAACATAAATGTTGTCGCCCGGTGAGTTAAAAGTTGCGTCGTTATTTTTGAAGATATAGCGTAAAAGCCTATTCTCCAAAAAACTGGTTGCTGCATTAGTCGTTGCCATTGTTTTGTCTCCTTATGTACGGGGGCGGTCTGGCAAGCCCCTACGGTAAGAGTCGCTATTTTCTCTAGCTTCTCCAAGATCTTTAAATCGGCTTACCGCTTCAGCAAACTGTTTTTCGTAAAGCTGAATTATGTCGGGTTCACCTTTCATGTAAATATACGCTTCGTATAGCGATCCGTAAAGCAGGGCGTTAGGAGCGTTGGTGCTTAGCCATGTCGTGCCACTATCTGCTCCCGCAGTCAATGATGCTGGTCTGTAGAAGTAATGAAACTCACAAACATAATTGCTGTCCGGCGTCGGACCCAAAATCATATTATCAACATCGAAACGTGCGTAAAAACGTGGCGTCCCTGTAGTCGCTGAGTTAGGGTTAAACTCCTGAATGAAGTTAACATCTTTTTGCAGTAAGAATTCTTTATTGCTGCCGTTCGTGATAGACAGAGAAAAAGAAGCCAGAAAGTCTGAAGGTAAAGATAAAAACGGATCATTTTGCGTAAGTGCACTGTTAGCATTCTTACGAAAATATTCTAGATCAACGAGGTAAAACAATCGGTCCTCGGCGGCGCGGATGAAGTCATCGAGGTTCGATACAAAAGTAGTTTCAGTATTATCTGTGTACTCTTGTATGGCTGTTTTTAACTGTGCGAATGTATACGCCATTTATGCCTCCAAGGTCACCGGCCCGACAGTCGCATTCTCACC